GGATGGGTTTCAAAAAGAAGGTATACTTGGAGGCATCAAAGGAGCAATAAAAGGTTTGTTTAAAGGTTTAATTGGAAGTGTATTAGACTTAGTAAAAGACGGCATTTCTTGGGTTGCTGAAAAGTTTGGATTTGGTGAGATTTCCGCAAGCTTGGATAGTTTTAGTTTTAGCGAGGAATTCGATAAAATTATAGACGCGGTTTTTGCCGTTGTTGGAGATGCTTTTAAATGGATATCTGGTATATTTAGCGGAGTTAGTAAATCCTTTATGGGTGCCGTTGATTCCTTTGTTGCATTTGATACAACAAAATTTCTGGCAGATATGGGTGCCAGTATTATGTCTGTTGTTAATAAACTTGTGGATAATGTTATTGGATTATTTAAAGGGTCGGGTAGCGCAATAATGGATGCAGTTGGTAACATCGGTGATATGTATAGAAATTTTTATGCATCTATACTTAGATTTATATTACCAACCCCTAACGCAAATGCAGAATGGTACGACATTGGCAATCTTATATCAAAGGTAATACCAGAAAGTGTTTATAAGTTTGCAGGTCTAGACAAAACTACGGGAGAAAGAGTACCGATGGAAAGTATTATGGATATGGTACTTCCTAATACAGACATGGTACCTTCTCAGATTGCTGGAGATACAGTATCAACATTGTCAAGAAGCATGGCAAGCCAACAAGCACCGATTGTTGTCATAGAAGGATCTAAGGGTGCTAAGGCAGGCGATAATAATAGTGATAACAGCATCAACTCTTTTTATGGTTCTAGTGCTGCTTCGACAGGTAAGAATTTTACAGGGCGATCTTTAAACAGAAAATACTAAGTAGATTTTGCTTTTTCAAAATGAGGGCCGTCTATAAATGGGCGGCGTCCTTGAGATACTCTTAATGAAATATACGCGAAGTGTTCATCTTCCATCGAATTCGGAGATTTTGTGATATCGGGTAAATGCCAAGCACCGCCCCATCGTAATGGTTTCTTTGCCTTGATAGCCGCAGTTTTCATCGCTTCTGCTATAGTCCAATAGGTGGACATCTCCCAAGAGACTTCTCCACCAATGTACCCGACAACATCAAATGCTTCGCCAACGATGTGTTTTGATTTCATGGTGGTTGACGCACCACGCGCTACTAATTCCTTTTGACGTTGCTTCGTGCGAAGTCCTTCCGTGACCCCAAAATCTAATTCAGTAATCTTTATTGCATTCTTTACAACTTCTATTAGATCATCATCAACACCCTTAAGTTTGTCAAGTGATCGCTTCGATAGTTTAAACATAATTGTCTCCTATAAAAATGGGCCCCGTTTCCGAGGCCCTAGCATTTAACTATTTGCTAATTTTGCAAAATAGTCCATTGTATCGTCATCATCGGCAGGATCATTATTGCTTGCCTCTGGTTTCGATTTTTGCTCTGCAGCTTCCTTTGATTTAGGCTCTGGAGCATCCATTTGATCTTCCGTTGAAATCGCTTCTGCGGTAGACATTGGAGCTGTTGCACCAAGAACACGAGCCAGTTTTGCCTTCAACTCAGCATATGGCTTGAAATTCGATGGGTCGGTGTATTTTGCCAACGGTTCAAGTTTACCATAAAACTCTTCAAGTTTTGCATCATCACCCTTTAGAAAAGGTGACGCAGCAGCAAATTCTGACTTATCATAATTTACCCAACCTTCGACCTTTCGGATTTTGACTTTAAAATCCGCACCACCCCAGAAATCAAATGGGTTAACCGCTTCTTCGTCATCAAATTCTGGTTGCATAGAATCCATGATCTTATCAAAGATTTTCTTGCCGAACTTGTATTGCATAATTTTGCCTTCGTTGGCAGGATTAGCAGCATCAGCAACTACGAAGATGTTTGCAACATAATGCAACCTACGTTTTTGCTTACGAGCAAGTTCTTTGTCGTCGTCAGCACCAGTTGCCCACAATCTAGAGTTGTGTTCGGAGACAGGGTCGTCTTCACCTAGTGTTGTACGAGAGTTTTCGATATACCATTGACCTGTAGGTCCTTGAAATCCGTGGTCCCAAAAACGCACCCATGGCAATTCTTCGCCTTCGGCAGCAGGGAGGAAACGAATAACCGCGTAACCATTGCCCGACTTATCTCGAGTTGGTTTCCAAATGTTATCATCTCCATAAGACTTCTTTCCACCACCAACATTTTCAGCGGCGGCGGTCATGGCTTTAAGTGCATCAGCACGAGACTTTTTCATATTACTAAACGACATTTAATTTACCTTTATTTTATTATTGCAGTGTATTACAGTGTATTATTCAATGTATCATTATATAGTGTATTATATATACAAATTGAGTAACAGTACTATTATAACATAAACAGCACCGTTTGTCAACATATAGTTAAGTCAAAAAATTTGAATAATATCTTTTTTTATCTTTTCAGATAATGTTTTGCTCATAATGAATGGAGTATAGTTCTTTATCTTTGCAGACAATTCTGGCCAGAGTATAGTATCAACCACTTTTTTGTTTGCGTGATCGACAAAGCCAGTCAGACTGTTTAAAACAACTACCGTCTCTAACAGCACTTCTTTCGACAAATATTCATGTATAATAGAAGGATAAGTTTTACCTTCCATACTTAAAACCGTGTCGAAGTTGGTGTATTTAGATTCCATCTTATATAAGTCTTGCTTGATATTATAACTCAATGACTCATTAACTTTTAACCAATTTTGATATTCCTCCTCGTTATTTAACATATCACCAACCCACTTGCAATCATTTACAAAGTGGGCCACATAGTATTTGATTAACTCTTCCTTATCATCAAAGCGCTTCGCAACCTTTGCAAAGAAATATTTGTCTTTTCTTTTCCAAAAAGACTGTTGTGTTGCACTAGTTTTAAATCGATACTTGATAGCATCGTATTTAGATGTAAAATGCAACTTCAGCGCGTTATGATAAGAATAAGCATCAAATGATTCCATTAGACAGGTAATGTGTTACCGCCCTTGATGTAATTTAAACGCACCGCCTCACCTTCAAGTTTATCTTTAACAATATCAGATAAGAACTTGTTAGCATCCTCGGGATACAGTTCATGCTTTTCACATAACATTAGGATAGCATCCATATATCCCATTTTGTTTTTTGTGACCTCGTGTTCGACCATAGAAGAAAATTTCTTCTTGGTGATCATTTTTTCCTCTACGGCGGCTATCATTCAGGTAACATCGTAGAAAATTCAGTTACATTGTCAACCCTAAAGGATCTCCAATCTTCCGCTACAACGTCATAGACTGCAAGAACTTTATCGGTGCGCGCCGCCTTTTCCTTTTGTGGAGCTATATTGGGAGTTGGCGCAGGTGGAATTGAATCCGAGTTTAAGGTACATTCCATAACCCGAAGATCCCCATTAACTTTGGTGAATGTTACTTTGCAGTTTGAACTTCTCAGTTCAGACACCATTTCTTCTCTTGTCATTATCATTATATTGCCTATTTGTTTGTAGTGTAACTATTATAACACAGATAGCATCAATTGTCAATCTTTATTTGAAATGTCTATTCAGATACGGCACTTTGCCATCTATTGTTATTATTTTTGTCACTTCGTTTGTGTGATTGTTGGGATGTTCTCTCAATGCAGGTATTCGGTCTTTGGATAATCGAATCTTTACATTACCCATTATGTTTAACTCCTGTATTGAATTCTTGAGGGCCTTCGGTGGTGAATTCCATACCAGCAATATTGCCGACATAAGTTTTACCATTCCACCGCATATGAATTTTGTTATGTGCAATGAATGCATTTAATGATTCACCCACCTTTACATTATCCACCTCTGCCTCAACCGCTTTATCATTGCGAGTGTTTATGATTATTGCTGTCTTTGCAAAATATGTGCTCATAGAGAATTCATCGCTGTGTAACATAATGCAGTTGCAAATGCACCTAACCAATGATAAATGTTAAGTTTATACCCACGGTCGTGAATAATCGATCTGATCAAAGTGGCGATAATTACAGGCACCAGTGAAAAGAAAACCAACAGAACAACAATGTTGATAATATACGGAAGCAAAATTTCTAATAAACTCATAATTTAATCT